GCCCCCCTCTCCAGGGGAGCTAGTCTTTCGTCTCGAAAGAGACAAACACCACAATGGTGTCACACCACGAAAGGACCAATGTCGATTTATGAGTATTTTTAAATTGCCGCCCTTTAGGGCTAAAAGTCGAGACCGTTCTACCACTCAGTTCCTACCTAATACCCGTGATATACGGATATCTGATGGGGCTGTTTTGGCTGAGTACGGAGCGGGAAATTACCCGCTTCGTGTCTCTACGGAATCGATCAGGTATACAGTTTTACCTCGCTCCCAACGGAGCAAAAGTAATTTCTGTAGGCAACTCAAAATCGAGCAGATGACTCCCTATTCCCCTCTAGTGTATAATCGTAATAGCATTGCCGCTCCAACCATAAGGACGGAAGACAATGCAACTAGCTGGGGTAATGAGTCGACTGGGTCCGCAATCGGCCAGGCGGCATGCAAGGCTGCTTTTGGAGTATCAATCCAAGACCAGCTACTGTATACCTCCGGTCAATCCTTCATTGATCAGAATTTTGATCGAATGAGGCCAGATCTTACTGAGGTTTCTGTTCCCAACTTCTTAATTGATGTTGGACAGATAAAAAGTCTCTTTAAGATTTGGAGTTTGCGTCGTGGTTTTCTATCTAATGTAGCTAATGCGAATTTGAATTATCAATACGGATGGAAACCCACTATTGGGGATATATCCGCTATGGTAAATTCAATTCGTAATCTACAGAAAAAGATAGATGAGTGGAACCGCTCACTCGGCGCTTTTAAGAAGCGTCAGTGTTTGGTCCTCAGTGATACTATCAGCAAGTCTGGTACATCCAATGTTTCTACTTGGGGTACCGTGGCATGGTCGGGTTCTTTAACCCGGAGTGTCACCGCCCATATAACTTTCGTCCCACTTCCCTTGAGGGAAATGACGAATCTTGAACGGTTGTTGAGAGGTACTCTCGACTCCCTTGGGTTTGAGCTGAATCCAGGAATCCTTTGGGATGCCATCCCCTTCAGTTTCGTTGTTGATTGGTTTCTCAACATCGGAAGCTATCTGGAGAGGTTCAAATTGGATACCTTGGAGTTGCCCTTTAGACTGGAAGATTCATATCTCCAGTACAAGGAAGTGATGTTTATCGATTGTCGGACAACTAACAACGGAACTCCGTTGCAAATTCCCGTTAGTCGATATGGTGGTTCCAGACGTAGTGAAAAATTCTTTCACCGCGTTCCTATTGGGCCGAGTTACTCGTTAATGACGGGACTCGGTTGGAAGTTTCCCACCAGAAATCAAGGCGGGCTGGCAGCCAGCCTTGCGGTAGGTCTCTACCCTTCTGCGCGTCATTAAGGTAATCCTTTATCAAGGGATTACACACTAGCGTGCAGGCTTTTTGCAAAAGCGGGTTTTCCGCCTTAGCACCGGCTTTAATGCCGTAAACCGCGCATTAGCGCATAACACCCCCTTGTGGGGAAGGACGTACCTATGTCTTTAGCTGCTACACAATCGCTTTCCAAGGACTGCGCCACTGATGTGGACACAAATCTTCGTGTGTTCGATCTTAGAGCTGCAGACTTGAACAAGAGCGAGTTTTCTGTTGCAGGTTTAACCCTGCCGGCAGAACGCAAGCTCACTGTTTCCCATGACGTGGGAAAGGCGGGTGAACAGAGGCATCTGATACGCATCGACGAGACTGTTGTCGATGCGCTTTTGGTGCCTGCGACGGTGTCTGTTTATACAGTCATCGTTCGCCCATCCAATACCGCGGTTACCAACGCGCTGGTGATCGAACTGATCAACATGCTAACCGACTTCTTAATTGAAGGCGGCGCGAACGCGAACGTAACGAAGGTGCTCAATAATGAAGTTTAATTGGTTGGAGTTTGCTGCCGACGTCTTGTTGGCTGTCGTAAGACATACTAAGCAAAAACCGAAAAAAACGGTTCGAGCGAAGTGAGCAAATTCTGACCTTCTAATCTTCAGAAAGGAGCTACCGATTATGATTAAATTATCGGACCTTCTCCTGATCGTATGTGTGGCTACGCTAATTTTTATCATTTGGTATTTGATATCTATTAGAATAGTCCCCGCAGTAGATCAGGGTGCTAGCGTCTTTTATCTAGCTATGCGGCATGGATGAAAGTGTAGTAACATGGTTTTAAGCCATGGGGACGCCCTTCGGAGGATCGTCAATGAATATCATTGGTGACCGGAAGAGCCTTGACCTTTATCGCGAGATGTGGGTCAACCTGGCGTATAACCAACGCTATGCAGGCTTAGTTAACGAAAAGGATATTAGTACTTTTCGTGAACGGCTTGCGAACGAGGGTTTGACCTTTCTGACCACATCCCTTCCTGCTCTTGGGAAGGGGCTTGATTCAGTGTTTTCGTCGGGTGATTGGGTAAAACCTCATCCGTTAGAAGACCGCGTGATTCCCCATTTTAAATTGGGAAGTCATGGCATACCCTTATTTTTGGGTAAGGCGATCAAGTCTGCGATGAATGGTGATTCCCGAGCGGTAGATTGTGTTAGACAATTGTCTTACATTTTCTACAAACTGAATGTCCAATTCGATAAGAGCGTTGTTGCCAATTTCCTTGACAACTTTGAGAAAGTTGATAGGGAAGTTGGGGTATGGACCAAGGAGAGATTAGAAGATCTCACTTTGATTCATATCGCTGGGGATTTGATCTCAAGGGTTTTGTGTAATGCAAACCCTTTTGATATTCTTCCCCGGCATGGTAGCGGAGCAACCGCGTGCCATACACCGAATAGCGAGAAATATCATCACTTCCGTTATTCACGGAAGCTTGATGAGTTATTCTCGTACTCTGACCATTTCTTTTTTAGTCCCACTCATCTTGCTGATGAAATGGGTAAACTAGAAGAGTCTGGTGAATTGGATCCCCAAGCACGAGTTTGTCTCGTGCCTAAGGATTCTCGTGGTCCTCGTGTAATCTCATGCGAACCTGCTGAATTTATGTTCATTCAGCAAGGACTTATGAGAAAATTATATGAGACCATGGAGACACATTCTCTTACCAAGGGCTTCATTAATTTTGAAGACCAAGGAGTCAATAAGATGTTAGCATATTCATCTTCTATAGATGGTATGTATGGCACCTTAGATTTGACCGATGCTAGTGATCGGGTTTCTCTTAACCTTGTGAGGGCTTTATTCCCCCAGAACTGGGTTAAGGCTTTCGAAGCTTGTCGCTCCGAGAGCACGAAACTTCCTAATGGTAAGATAGTGAAGCTACAGAAGTTTGCCCCTATGGGGAGCTCCTGTTGCTTTCCGGTTGAGGCTTTGGTCTTTTGGGCCATCGCCTGCGCGTCTATACGTATTGCAAGGGGTTCACACCCCGAGTGCTACGTATATGGTGATGATATCATTGTGCCGACCCCTTGGGTAAGCACCGTGATAGACGGTTTGGAATCTGTTGGTTTAATCGTCAACAGAAGCAAATCGTACGCCAGTGGCCCGTTTCGTGAATCCTGCGGTGGTGATTATCATAATGGTTATGATGTCACTCCCGTAAGAGTACGGAACACCATTGGTGCATCAAGTAACAGTATTGCTACTGACGCTGACTTAGCTAATAGTTTTATTGCTAAGTTTGGTTATGGGTCTGTTGTTTCCATAGTCAATTTAATTGACCATGCGCAACATGTCCCATTTCCGCGTTCTTTGATAGAACAACCTTGTTGTTTACTATCAGAACCGTGCGCCAGTAATGATGTTTTCTATCGTCGGAGGTGGAACAAAAATCTCCAGCGGTGGGAACATCGGGTCCTTCGGGTTTCAATGAGGGCATTAGCCTGTCATGAACCAGATTGGTGTGAGCTCCTGCGAAAGGAGCTGACTCGAGGATCTGAGAGCAGTACTACTGGAAAGTATGAGAATCCATTAAGTATCATGGATTCCTCACTCGATCCAGGGTGTTACGTCGATCCCCACTCGATTCATAGAAAGTGGGAATGGGTATGGCTAGGTTAGCCATCCCAGTCTAAGGGAAGACGTTCTCACTCTTCCTGGCGACGTAGGGGGGACATGGGTG